CTCGTCGTTAATCACGGTCGTGCCAGCGATGCCAAATGGGTTAAACAATGCCGCGAGCTGCGACAGGTTGGACACCGTGGAACCGGGGGCTGTGCCGAATGCATACTGCATCGGGACCATACACGCAGTGACCTGATCGAATGACATCGTATATGCCGGATCGACCGGCCCGGCCTTGCAGGCGTCGGTCAGGATCGCGACCTGACGGTTGAGCTTGGCATCCGCCGCCTGCATGACCTGTACCGCCGCCATGGCATCCGACAGCGCGGTCGCTGCCTGGCTGTTGGCGGTAATCGCCTGCTGCAGCGCCTTGGTAACGTCCTGCGCGAGCAGTGGTCCCGTGAAGAAGAGAATAGTGAGAGCGAATTTCATGGCTTGTCCGTGAATGTGATCGGCAATGGGGCTTTCCCTACCTATTGCTTCTGCTCTGGAGCGCCCTGCCGCATACCTCAAGCGCCTTTCCGAACTGGCTCAAGTCGAAACTGTTGGCCCGCGGCGGGCAGCCGATCAGAAAGCGAATCGCCTTGTATGCCTGGATAAAGGCCAGCCGCATGGAACAAAGTGCATCGATCGCGAAGAAGCGCGCGGCCTGCAGGTCTGCGAGGACTGGTTTCATGACTTATCGATTTACGCTCCGGAAGTTGCCGGGGAACATCACCGGCTGTGCATCACCAACACTCGTCCCATCAGGCAGCGCGTTCCACGTCGCGCGAGACGCCATGCCACCCTGATGGATATACCAGAACAGAGCCGCGATGTTGGCTCCGATCAGCGATGGGCCGCCGTTGATAAACACTTGCCTGAACCCGGCAGCGGAAGCCGCCTGGCCGCGCGTTGCCGCCCAGGTGTAGGCGTTGCGCGTGTTGTCCAGCAGGGCCGGTGAGGCGGATGCCAGGTCGTGCGTCCCTGGTGCCGAACCGGTCATTGGAACTGCATACGCCGAGCCGGTATTCGTGCAGCCGGACGCACAGGCCGTGGTGTAAGGCGTCGTCACGAACGGGACGAAATTGTAGTTCAGGTTGTAGTCTATGCCCGTAGGCGGAACTACGTTCGCCGGCTGATTTGCCGCATTCGAGTTCCCGAACATGATCGGATTAACGCGGGCCGAGCTGTCGTAAAAAATATTGCCCTTGAACACCGACACGGACGGCGGTGTCGCTGCGTTCGTGTTGCCTTCACAGATATACAGGGGGCCGATCTGGGTGCCCCCCGGTGACAGTAAATGCGTAATCGAGGTGGTAGGCGCGGCCGGGCACAAACTGGCCCACTGAGTGAATCCGCATCCGTAGCCCAAGGTCGAGTTCTTGAGTACCGTGATATAACTCAGCGTGACGCCGTAGCCATCGTCCGCTGATCCGTCGTTGCCGTATAGGTAACAGTGTCCGCCGCCGTTCGTAGTGGCTTGCAGGTCGAAAATCCCATTGGTGAAGCTGATATTCGTTCCCCAATTCTTATTGCTCGTCTGTATAAGCATCAGTGGTGGATTGGATACCACGGCTGTGCAAAGCGCGTAGATGTGGTCCGCAGTGGGAGCAAGTATATCTGCGTAGGTTGATGCTCCCTCATCGCAGCTTTTGGCGTCTGCGACAGATACCACATACGACCACGAGCCGCCCGCGATGTTGGCGGCTGTCAGTGTCGGATAGTAGCTTCCCAGCCCGTCCCAATAGACATTCGAAATGGTCGCCCCGGCAGTGAATGGATCGCTGTTCACGCCGTCATAACGCAGGTTTCGGAGCAGAGAGTTGGTCACGCTTCTGGCGCCGGTGCAGGCCGGAATGAAGCTGGGTGTGAAGGCACCGGCGCTGCAAGTGCTCTCGAAGTAGATGTCAGTGCCTTGTATACGCGTGCCACCAGAAATAGTGTTGTTGAAAGAGATCGGCGTGGAGTTGCTGCCGACCCCGACGCCCGCGTTGACGCCGAACGCCGCGCTGCTGTTCAGGTAGACCTGGTTCCAAGACCAAGCGGTATTGGAAGTAAACATCTCCTGCTGGTAACAACCGGCCACGGTCGTGGATGTGACCCCGCAATTTGATATCGCGACACCCTTGAAGTTCGTCACTGAGTCTCCGAACCCGGTGCCGGAGTCGAGCAAAAGGATGCCGTTAACGGTTCCATTGTTGATGCTTGTGACGTTTGTTGGGCAGGTCGGTGTTGAGGTACCCCACGTACACAGGTCTCCAGTCGCTCCGATGACGAAGTGAACGCAGGGCGATGACGATCCGGGGATAACGAATCCAGAAGAAAACGCGCTGTTGTTCTCGTCGAGTTGCAGCGTGGAGCCGGACCCCAGCGTCACGTCGGGAGAGTTCACGCAGTCTCGTGGCCCACCTACGAGAGCGGCTTGTCCTCGCAGAACAAAAGTGCCGTTGTTGACGAGCTTGGCCGCGTGCGAGCCGTCGCCTATGGTCATGGACGTTGTATTGACCGTGCCAATCTGGCAGGTCTGCCCGGTCTCACAGGTCAATGTGAACTGATTGTTCGTGATCGTGTCGCCAAATGTCGGCAAGCCATTCGGGAAAAAAGTAGTTGCCGTATGCCAGTTCCCGTTCTGGTTGACCGTGTATGACGTAGCGAAGCACAATGGCGCGATGAGAAGTGCAAGTAATAGCTTCATCTGACCGTCCAAAAGTTAGGTGTGATGTTGGCCAGCGCGTTCGAATCGTTAGCTGTCAACTTAATGACGACCGGGGACGTTGTGTCAATTGCCGATGTGACCGTGAAACCACCCTGAGAATTCTGGTAAAACGGACCCGAGGCATTGTAGCCCCAGTGCGGCACATACCAGGTTTGCGCTCCGGTTGACCCGGAATTATTACAGATTTCTATCTTGCCGCCGTCCGCCGGAAACCATGCTGCAATACCGTAAGTGGTCCAGCCTGACCAGATGGTGGTTGATGTAGCGCCGAAAAACAGCTTGAATGCGGTTCCGTTCGGCGTCCCATTCAGAGTTATCATCGCGCTTAGATCGATGCACCCACCCGCCCCGAGCGTGTTTGCGGGCAGCGTATACGTAAACAACGTAGCGTCGGTGTTATTCATCGTCACATTGCTGAGTGCGGCCTGGTGATTCAGTGTGACCGGTCCTGATGCGGCGGCTGAGCCAAACGGCTGCGCGACGTAGTTCGTGCCGTCTGAGATGACCAGCAGACTCGTCGGCGCACTCGCCGATCCCGCCGCGAGCGTTTGGTTCGCCGCTGCGCCATTGATGTTCTGGCCGCTGCGCGCGACGGTGACGACGCCTGAGCCGTAGTTCAGGATCAGAATGCACTGCCCGCTGGCGGGCTGCGAACCGGAGGCGACAAGCGTGATGGTGAATGTGCCTGATGCGACCGGGATTGACTTACAGGATGCGAAGTCCGACGCCAATACCTGATATGTGGACGACTGCGCGTTGGTGACAAATGAAACAGGCCCGGCCGGCCCAACCGCACCAGTCGCTCCAGTAGCGCCGGTCGGGCCAGCAGGTCCGGTCGCTCCCGTGGCCCCGGTGGCTCCAGTAGCGCCCGTTGCTCCGGTCGGGCCACTTGGCCCAACCGTACTCGGAAGGCCGTCCGCGATAGTTCCTTGTGCTGGTGCTGTGAACGGGATCAATACACTGTTGGCGTTGTTAAGAATGTCCCTGAAGGAGGCCGACGCTGTCACGCCGCCCCACTCTGGATATGGCGGGGAGCCGCTCGTGTCGGCTCCGGTGATCGTTCGTGCCTGGCCCGTAGAGAGGCCGAAATTGTCCGTGATCGTGACGCCGGGGAAGATCGAACCTGGCCCGTATCCCGTGCTCGCGGCCGTGCAGGACGGAGCACATGTTCCGGCAGATGTGTTAAAGCTGATCTGCAGGCCGGTGGCGGGGCCAGATCCAGATCCCATAATGGTCCACTGTCCAGCCGTCACGCTCTTGCATGCCGGCGCCGGCGTTCCGAATGGCGCGGCGCAGTAATAAGACTGCGTGGGACTCGAACTCGTGTCGAAGTAGAGATCGCCAGGAAGGTTGTTACCGACGATCGCAGGCGCACCGCCGCCGAAAAACTTTTGGGGTACGACTGTGGCCGGGAGCTGGTAAGGCGGGGTCACCGGGGGTGTCTGCGCACACAGATATGCAGCAGCACCGAGAAGCAGCACGATCTGTCTCATGGGAATTGCGCTCCTGAGAAATGGGGATGTGAATAGAAACATGGTCGAATTTAGAATTCGAATACCCAAAAATAGATAATTGAGTTGCTCGCGTTGCCGCTCACCGTCGCATATAACGTGTAGCCTGGTGGCACGATAGATGGAACTGCAGCGCTTAGCTGTGCTGTTGTGATAGCGGAGGTGAAAAAACCAATACGGTTTGAGTTCGATAGCGGCGCCCCTGTGGGAGCCAAATAGTAGGACCAATCGATTCCTGCATCTGCCACTCCGGCCGTAATGGTGGAAGAGTTTCTGAACGGGATTCCTTGGTTGGCCAGGACTATTCCGGTCTTACCTGTTGATGGCGTGTACAGCGCAAGGCTAGATCCTGTCTGAGGGGAAAGATAGGTGACTGTCCTGAACGGGGTTGATGAGTCGAAGGCAACTCTGTTCAGAATGGCATTGTAGGTCCCGCCTGTCATCGCGGACACATTTACCGCAATAGTGTCGCCTGGATCGAGAATCCAGTTGCCAGCGGCTACCGTTGAAGCATTGATCGCACCGTTAAGCGACGCGGCTCCTGAAATGGCTGTGGTGTTTAAGCTAAGACCTCCAAGAGCGCCCAGTGGGTAGTAGATACCAGAGCGCTTAAGTGCGAGATTTATAGTGGCGGTGCCGCTGCTGCTGGTTGCGGCAACGGTCACGCCCAAAAGGTAGCGTTGGCATCCAATCGTTCCCGCGGTACAGGAGGGCGCCGTATAGAGGTCGTTCTCTCCGCTGGAGAGCGCTGTGATAACTGGAGGCAAGCCATTTTGTCCGAGCGATGGCGAGAGAAGCGGAATTCCACCATAAGTGGCCCCTCCGAGAAGCGCAGCCCACACGTTCGTCGCCACGCACGTCTCATTGACATTGGGAATGAAAACGGTCAGGAGGAATGACTCTCCGGCACTGCAGGTGGCCGGCAGCGTGTTGCCCTCCCTGTTCTTTTGCGACGTTGCGCCGCTTATATCAACTGCACCGGTAAACGTGCGATTGCCTGGGACCGCCGTGCTCTGGGCAAAAACCGATATGGCGCACATAAGCGCGATAATGTATCGTTTCATTTCCTGTTTATCTTTCCTATTGTGATGAAGGTGCTAGAAGCCGACCATCACGCAACGGCCGCTCTGGGCTGGTGAACCGAGCGCGATGGTGTAATCGAATCCCTGCGCGCCACCGATTCCGGTGTCGTGAAGCGATGGGGTAACTGCGCCGGCGCCGAACTGATTACCGCTCACGTCATAGCAGGCAGCCAGCGTTTCACCGTTGAGTCCGTGAACCGGAAGCGTAACGGTCACTGATGTCGCCGAAGTAAAACTCGCAGAATAGGACCGCCCAGTGCCAATCCACAACGTTCCCGACCAAGGCGTAAGAGAAGTGACCGTGACGTTTCCGGAAGCGTCCACCTTGACCGCCCCGCACTCGGCGATACCGTCACACATCACGATCAGGTTGTTGCCGACGATGCCGTAACCGGCCAGCGTCAGAGCCGTCACGGCTACGCTCGTGCTGGCGGTGACGGCTTGCTGATACCAGACGATCCCGGCCGCCTGCTGAGGCGCACAACGTACGATGCCACCGACGGTCGCGATCACCGAAATCCCGGTTCCCGGGCACGGCATGATCTGCGAGAGCGCGATCGGCAAGGCAGTGGTCGGCTGAGTGACGCCGGGCGCACAGTACTGGCCAAAACCTACTGGAGACGAACTCGTCGGAATGATGCAGACCCACGTCTCTTTGTTGGCGAAGGTGATCAGGTAAGACGTGAGGTTCGGCGTAGACGTGTCATTTGGGACGAGCGAGAGCCCGCCGATGACGCCCGCGGTCACGTAGACCGTTCGAATAGGCTGCGCCGTGATGGCGTATCCGGTGTTGGTCTTCGTCTGCGACTGAACCGTGAAACTCCCGGTATAAGGGTTGCCGAAGGTGTCGTATATCGGGCCTACGATGCTGGTGGGCTGGACCTGCCCGAATGCCAGACTCGCGAGAGAAACCAGGATGGCGGCGCGAAACACCTTACTTATCCTCCGCAGGAGCGTCCATACCTGTCAGCAGCGGCCGCAGCACTTCGATATCGCTCGCGCTCAGTTTCGCGCCAGCGAGGTCGGTCTGGAAATTCAAAGGCGCGACCGCCAGTTTCACCTTTTCCGCCAGCAGCGGCTTCATTTGTTCGAGATAGGCCGCGAGATGATCCGGCTTGATCGTTCGCGCACCGTCCGATCCTTTCACCGCTTCGCTGTTTTCTTCGGTGAAGAGCTTGGCCTGCGCCTGAAGCGCCTGAGCGATCTCCGGACGGAGTGCTGCCATCAGTCGGTTGATTCGATAGGCCACGACCGCAGGGAAGTCCTGCGAGGCGAGCTTCTGAAGCGCTCCCGAGGTCTGCATGGCGATCAGGTCACCGACCGTGACCGTGATGGTGATGGCCTGTTGAGTCGCCGGCTTGCTTTCCGGCGCGTGTGCTTTATCGTCGGCACACAGAGCGGCCGCTGAGAGAAAGAGAAATATAAGGGTTTTCATTATTCAAACCACGTCACTATAACTATCCCCGAGCCACCGGATCCACCCGTTCCGCCACCAGCGCCACCACCGCCGCCGCCGGTATTCGCCAAACCATTTGATCCAGTGACAAACCCGCCGTTTCCGCCGCCAGACGACCCGGCCCCACAGCCGCCACCCCCGTTTTGAACAGCTCCGCCGCCGCCACCACCGTATCCATTAATGCCGCCTCCACCGTTTCCGCAAACGGGAGTCGATGCGTATGACGGTGGTGGCGCTGGCGCGAATATTGCCGGATATCCGGCAGTGGACGCCCCTCCACCGCCACCGGCATTGGATGACACAAGTCCTAAATGCTGCGCTCCACCGCTTATTCCCCCTCCTGATGCGCCGCCATCAAAGTTGGAACTACCACTTCCACCGGCTGCAGCGGTGGCGCCGAACAATGTAGTGCCGCCGTTGAGCTGAGCCGCGCCGCCCGCGCCAATCGTCACTGTTACCGGTGCATTCACGCTCAAGGTCGTCTGAACAACCTGACCGCCGCCTCCTCCACCGCCCGTGTTCGAACCACCGCCGCCGCCGCCAACAAGAAAAACATCCACGGACCCGCCGGCCTGGATGAGTCCGGTTGACGGCGTGAATGTCCCGCTCGAGGTGAATGTCTGCGACTTCTTCTGCGGAATCCGGATTACCGACATAACTCTCCAGTTCGCGCCATCCGACATAAGGGTGATGGCGCCGTTGGTCTGCGAAACCGCATAGCTCGAAAAGCCATCGATCGTCTCCGATCCATTTGGCACCAGCGTTACCGCATTGACGCTCGAATCGACCTTTTTGATCGTGATCTGCTGGCCGGCCGCGCCCACCGCAGTAAAGATATTTCTGGTGATCGCGCCGCCCGAGGCGTCGACGTTCTCTTCGACATACAGATAGCCGGGGGCCACATTGCCGTTCGAGGAGATCGGGAACACCTGCGGGCGGTTGCCCTGCTGCACGGTCGCGCCCGATGCTAGGATGACAAGCATGCCGCCTGGCAGTGGCTCGATGGTCGATCCGTCCTCGCGAACAATGAACTGCTGAATGCTGACCGAGCTCGCGGCGCTGCCGATCGTGCCATGGATCGTGATGTTCGAAGGCCAGGAGAACGTCCGGCCGCCGGTCGCGTCCTGTTGAATGATGAAGGTCAGGACAAGGCCCGGCCGCAGATTTATCAGCGACGAAGACGTTACATTCCCGGCAAGGGTGAGATCGAAACCGGGAGAGACTCCGGCATCGAACGTTATCGAGCTGGCAAAGGCGACAAGCTGAATCAACTCGGCTACATCGGCCGTCGTCTGGATGCAGGCAAGTACTGAGGTTAGTGTGGCCAGGCTCGCATCGCTCGTCGAGAAGCCCTTGTTGACCAGCATATTGGCCATGGCGGTAAACCACGTCGATGCCTGGTACCGGAACTTGTTGTCGGTCATATGCGGCAGCGTGGCGTTTTGCGTGGCGCCGTTTTGCCGCAGAACCGATGCCGTATAATCGGCATCGTTCTGACTGTTCGTGTTACCCGGATCCCACTGGATGAAATTAGTCGCTGACATTTATCCTCAGAGGTAATGGCCCTGATCCCAGCCGGCGATCGTGCCGTCGTTGCGGTCGTAGCCGAGCATCGGAAGTTGCGGGAATACAAAGGTGTAACGCACTCCCTGTGGCTTCGGCACGACGTAACCGTTCTCGATGAGATCGGTGATGATCGAAGTGAACAAGCCGCCAAGAATGATCGTTGCCGTCATGTCCTGGTTGTCCTGGATGGCGATTGAGCCGCCCGGAAAAAGTTGTGCCCAGAGCCCCTGCAGCGAGTCAATCTGACCGTTCCAGTGGTTGTAGAAGATTCGGGCCGTCAGAACAGTGCGATAGGTCGAGTCGTCGAGAATCGGGCTGACTGGGATATTCGGTGTGAGTTTGGCGACAGCCATGATGTCATTCATCGATGTCCACAAGCTTGTACCATCCCAGGCAACGCCCCATGTGTTGCTTCCAAGGCTGTAAGTTGTGACCGTGAAAGACGAGGTTGAGATCGCCTGTATGGCGTCCACCGAAAAACTAAAATTAGAGCAATATATGGTCCCGACACCGTCATACGCGAGAAACTGCGGCTTACCCGATACCGATACAGTCTCAAGAAGTGCTCCGCTGGAACCAAGGATTTGCTTTAATTCTCCTGTATTATAGAGGCTCACCCAGATGTGGGAACCCTCATTGACAATTCCCCATGGACCTGAGGCGCCGGAACCTACTGTGTATGTGGCAATGACGGACGCACTTGAGGCAAGCACCTTACTGACCGTGCCATTGCCAAAATTTGCCGTCCAGATGTTGGTGCCATCGAAACAAATACCGATGGGGGCGCTTCCAACTGTACAAGTCGCAACGGTGGAACCGCTGGTGGTATCTATCTTTGCCACTGCATTGGACACGTGGTTCGTCACCCATACATTCGCGCCGGCAAAGCATATATTCAACGGCTGGGTTCCAGACGAGGTATACGTTCCGATGGTTGCCCCGGTTGATGCCAATAACTTTGAGATGGTGTTGTCGGTGCTGTTTGCTGTCCAGATATTCGTTCCATCAAAGCAAACGTCGCTCGGACCATTACCGACTGTATAAGTTCCGATCGTCGCGCCAGTGGACGCCAGCAATTTCGAGACTGTGTTGTCTGAAAAATTTACGATCCAGACATTGGTTCCGTCGAAGCAAACTCCCCTGGGCAGCCTGCCGATATTGAAGAATGAAACGCTGCTGCGCGGCGTTGGTTGAAACGGGACTGTTCGATTCACCCCTATATACAGGCCCAGAATGTCGAGCTGCGGCCCGACCGCCTGAGCGATGCTGAATGCCGCGGCAAACTGCGCGAGGCAGTTCTGAACATCCTGGAAAAGATCAATGTTGGTCTTCAGCCAGGCGAGCATCGACGCTGCGCTCTGGTATTGACTCGTGATTTTCGAAAGGTAATACGAATCGTCGTGAAGATTCATCGCTTACACCGTCATCACAGCGACGTTCGCATTTACGCCTTGCGCAGCGGAGTCGTAGTTGATGGGAATGTCAACCGTGCCCGTAGCGAAAAATGTAACTGGCGTCGAAGAGCCCAAAGCAGTCGTGTTTGCCGAGAGCGTAATCGTGGTTCCGCTGACGCCCGATACGGTTGTTCCAGGCGCGATACCGGTCCCGACAACCGCTTGCCCGTTGGCAATATTAGTGGCCACGGCTACCGTGATTGTGTTGGCTCCGGATGAGAAGGTTGCCGTTGTCGCGGCCGCCTGAGTTCCTGAGACCAGGCTTCGGATGGAAAAGGTCGGGCTGGAATTGGCGCTCGCCTGGAGCGCGGCGCCGTAAAGCTCTCCGTATATGATGGCGTTGCCAATGCCGACGCTGTTCAGGTAATTCACCAGGTCGGTCTGTATCTGCGCTTGCACAGCGGTCGACCAGCCGGCAAGTGGATGAACCGTTATGCCGATGTAGATAGCGGTGTAGCTGAGGCGGTCGAACCCGATGGCTTTGCTTAAATTTCCATTGACCGGATCGGTGATCACAACCGATGTCGTGCCGTTTGTCAGAGCCCCGATGCCGGCGTTGCCGTAGATGGCGCTAGCGACGTCAGTGTCTGACCCACCCTCGACCACCGTGGTGATGGAGTTCTTTGGACCTTGAGACGGGAAGTTTCCAATCGCGAAGTTGGCGGCCGTGAGTGAGCCCGCTGACGAACTGAGGGTCACCGCTGAAGCGCCACCGACGCTGGCAATTGCATAGCTGACTCCGTTGATGATCATGGCAGCCCCAGCCATGGACGAGTCAAACGGATATCCGGTTAAACGGGTTACGGACGTGCCAGACGTATTGCAGAAGCCGTAGCTGGCCGTGTACCCGTTGTCGTTTTCGTAGACGACGGAGCGCGTCACCCCGCTGACACCAGCTACGGCCGCCGCGGTGCCAGCAAGGAGCGTCAGTGACGGCTTTGTCTGTGCGACGAGAAGACGAGCCCGGTAGGCGGAATCCGCTTCGACTGGCTGTCCTGCAACTGCCGCAGCCACGTTTGTGACGCCGGTCCAGCCTGCGACCGGTGTTGCGATTCGGTTGATGGCGCCCGGGTTCGCTGTGATGACGCCTATCTGCTGCGCCGTCGCATTCACAACGATCGTGCCGCCGAGCCCGATCGTTACCGTGCCCGGCAGGTTCCAGAGGTTCGAACTCGTGTCCTGCGCAACGCCGTTTGTGATGACCGTTCCCGAAGTGCCGCTGATGGTGACCTGAGCGGTGGAGAAGGTCGCGTTCTTGCGTGCGGTTCCGATCAGAACGCCGACGAGGTCGAGGGACGGTCCGATCGCGTACAGCGGATTGAATGCGAGGTAAACGGCCGCAACAGCCTGATTGACGTCGGAAGCCTGCAATGCGCGAACCGCGAGGTCCTGGTAATCGGCAGAATCTGGCGCGAGGTATACGGTGGGACCGTAAATTTGCTGGTACTGCGCCACCAGGTACGCAATGATGTCCTGATATGTAGGGATAATCAGGCCAGAGACCCCGATGGTTGCCGGTGTATATGCCATTTGGTTATGTCGACTGCGGCTGCGGGGAAACTACGGCGATGGTTCCGAAGATAGTCTGTACGGTGCAGGAAAAAGTGAACGCGCGATTATCTCCGGTATAGGTGACCACGATGTCTTTCACGCCGGTCACATATGGCGCGAGCGTCAGTATGCGCTGCTGCATGATGAGCGCAACGCCCTCCTCGGTCTGTGGAACGCCGAGGATGCTTTGAAAGAGCGGTGTTCCTAGAGATTGGTTCTCAAACCATTCCGCAAATAATAGTCGAATTCTGGTCAACACGGCCTGCGCCACGGCCTCCAGGTTGGTCAGGAAGTTTTGCTGCCCCTGCCCGCGCATCGGAGAGCCATCGGTCCCCAATCTTCGGTATAAGAGCTGTACGGGAGTTGCCATTTACACCACCGGCCCTGTTGTACTGCCGCCGGACTGAACCCCGCTGTGCGTATGGGACAGAAATAGTTTGCCGTCGATCGTCACGTGGTCCCCGATGGTCACCTGACTGGAGCCGGTGATATTCACGGTGTCGCCCTCGACCGCCGCGCCCTGATCGGCATGAACCGTAGCGTTATTGGAGGCGCGCACGCTCGCATCCCGCGTGGCGATCACGTTCGCGTCCCTGCCGGCGTTAACTGTCACGTCCTGCCCGGCGTTTATGGTCACGTTGGCGGAGGAGTCCGTCACGGTGATGGTGATTTGCCCATCGGCAAGATCGATCAAAACGGTTCCGTCATCGCTGCGAAGCTGCATTGATGATGTCGAGTAATTGTCGAGCCCGTTCGGCGTTGACCGCACGCCGACAAAGCACAATCCGTCCGAAAGGCTGTGCCGCCGCTGTGATACCTGATTGACCGGCCCGCTGTCGGCTCCGGATTGCAGCCAGCCATCAAGCGAAGTATCCGAGAAGAAGACAACACATTCGTCCCCGGCCTGCACAGGGCATGTCAGATTCCAGCCGCCGCCCTGCGGCCAGATGAGCGGAACGTCCGTCAGGAGCGGCAGCGCCAGCGCGTTTGTGCCGAGCGAAATGTCAGAAGGGATGCCGCCGGATTGAGTACCGCCGAGGTCCTGCGGTCCACTGCCGAAGTCGATCGTTTCCGAGACGGAGGCCCCTGATCCGCCAGCCTGGTTGGCCATCACCAGTTCGCGCGTCGCGACCTGCACGCTCACCGTCGCTGGCGGCCCGGGATCAAAGTCCTGGATGATGCCGACCAGACACACCCGAAGCGTCTGCATGACACGCCGGATGATCTGGTAATCGAGCTGCGACGGGCGCCGCAATCTCTGTTCGAGATTGGGTCCAAAATTTACGAGTTGCGTTCCCATTCTTATTTCGCGATGAGAGCCTGTAGGAGAGTCGGAAAGAAATTCAATGTCACGCCATGGACTTCTGTGTACCAGTCCTCGCCGGTTCCCCGGCTATCGCCGACGTGCCTCACGCCGGCCGCGAAGTAGGTCTGCGATTGGTTCGGCAGTGGCGGCAGATTCGGGAGTTGTATCGGAAATTGATTGACAACGGTTCCCGGCGCGAGCTGAACAACCGTAGAAATCTTGATCCTCGAATCCATGAGCACGCGGAAGAGGATGCCATCCTGTGTTTGCTCCGGGACACCGAGCAGAGTGCGCGTAATTGGCGTCTGACTGGCGGCTGTGGAATTCTCAGTATTCGCGGCCAGCGGCGGCCCAAAGATGAAATCCGGCGGCTTGTTCTGATCCATGTCCATTGAGCGAATATTCAGCCCGTTTGGAGCCAGCCATGAGATCAGGTTGTTATCCCGAACGATATCCTGCAGGACTACGGCTTGCCTGTCGAAAAAGACACGTCCGCGCGAATAAACATTGAGCTGCAGCGCCGCCAGCGCCTTGTCGTCCACATCCCCTAAAGGGATTGGCGGCGTGCCGCTTTTCAGAATCTGCTGCAAGGCATCGTAGTCGCTCGTGTTCTTCGCAACGGCCGTTCTGGACATATTGAACGTCGATTGAATCAGCGAGAACATGCAGCGCAGCCGCAGCCGCGTATCCACAACGTTTTCCCGTGTCAGCATTGGCTGAAACACATTGCCCTGATAAATCAGGTTTGGATTCGGGTCGAATGTTCCCGACGTCGGGCTCTTGTAGCCAGCGGCGATCGCGATCGGCGTTCCGATCTGGACGCCCGCTGGTAGCTGACTGGCGTTCTGAACCAGCGTGTTTCCGGAAGCTCCCGAGTTCGCCTGAAGCGTGCTCTGGTTGCCGGTCGAGGCGTTGTAGATGTCGACCTGCGCCTGCCAGTACTCCATCAGAGCGTACGTCTCTACCGAGAAGACGACGCGAAGCGGGTCGGCCGACTGATCACTCGAAATAGTGATCTGATCCGCTCCCTGCGGGTAGAGATCGATCTTCCAGCCGCGGAGGAAGTTCGCCTGCGGCCGGTTCAGTACCGGACCCGATCCCACTCAGTTTGCCTGTTTGTCCCAGACCAATGTGAAATCAGTTCCAAGATCACTCGAATCAGGGATGTCCTGCGTCGTTCCGCTTGCATTGATGACGTATGCCGAGCCGACACCGAGGTATCCATACGGCCCGAGGATGTTGGCCCCCGGGTATGCCCCGGTTACCAGCGGTACAGACCCAACGATCGGCGCCCCGGTCTGATCGGAGATGTTCATCGTCCAGAAACCGGCGATCGCGTTAAAGTTGAGATTCAGATTGAGCTTAGTGTTTTGGATGTTGCTCTGCAGATTGCTCAGAGTGACGGATAACTTATGGTTCGGAGACGGCGTCAAGGGGAGGACCTGGGCGGTCGCGCTCACCGGGAGTTGGTTGGCCGGGTTGACGTTCGTACTCGACCAGAAGCCGGCGCCCGGGACGTTTGACTTGGTCAGCGTCGATATCGCATGCTGTGCTGCGACCGCGTTCCCTACCGCTCCTACCAGCGTTGGCCCCCCGAGCGTTGTATCCGTCGTCTGCGGCAACGCCGAACTCGAAGTACCGCCGAACAGGTTGTTACCCTGTTGCGCCGAAGCGTTGATCATCTCTTCGAAGGTGACAACGATGTTGGCCCCGTAGAGCGTTTCGGATGTTGCCGCATCCTTTACGCTTGTGATGAGCATGTTCGGGTACTGCCGCATCCGTGTCGACACCTGGCAGATGGCAATCCCCGCCTGAATGCCGAGCAGGGTTTGGTAGGCCGAGACGCTCCGAGATGTTGCGCTCGAGAATTGACCCGCGGTGAACGACTGCATCGAATCGCTCATGGCGATCTCGATCACGAGCCGAGCCGGCATCCGGTAGGCGTGATCGGTGATCGGCGCGCCGTTTTGGACCGGGTTCTTCGTCTTGACCACATCCTGCTCGTGGTCCTCACGCATGATGCCGTCGAAGATGTAGACGGTGAAGCTGCCCGGGTTCGGGACGTTCAGATTCGTCGTATCGGAAACCGTCAGCGTCAGCCGAGCGGTCGACGGCCGCCCCCACTGCGGCGGACGCCAGGCCGACGGACCTCCGGCGAGGAAGGTCGTTACCGGGTTGAGAATTGTCGCGATCTGAGGAAATGCGGAGCCCATCAGTACACCGGCGTCAACTGCACCATGCTGCCCTGCGCGTCCTCGGCAAGCGCGGCGCGCGCGCCTTCCAGCGCTGCCGACTGAATACGCCGGAGATCAGCCACCGAAGCATCTCCTGTCACCGTGATCGGAATGTTCACAGTCATCGGCCGCTGCACGTTGTTGGTTACCACATTGGCAGCCGGAGCGATTTCGGACGTTGGCCTCGAGAGTTGCTGAACGCCGGCATCCAGCGGTCCACCGGGCACGCCACCCTGAAACTGACGCTCCAGTCCGAGCGCCGATGGAATATAAGCCCTGGTCTCCGCTGGCATGTGCGCGAGCCAGTCCGCACCGAATCGTGCAACGGCTTTGTCGACTGCCGCCGGTCCTGCATCGTAGGCTGCAAGTGCTTTTGACTCGTCGCCATATTTGGCCAGGAGTGAATGCAGGAACTTCAGGCCGCCTTCGATGCTTTGCCCGGCGTTGAGCGGATCGTCCACTCCCATTGCCTTTGCGGTTTCAGGGATGAGCTGCATGACGCCGAAGGCATGACCCCTGCTGCCGTCAGCCTTTGTGAAGGTAGACATGGCGTACGGGTTGAAACCGCTCTCGTGCTTCGCGACTGCGAGAGCGAGTGCCTCCGGAACCCCCTGCAAGGCAGCCTGGACATGGATCATTTGCATGATCCGCTTCGTGTCTGGCGAAGCCTCCCGCATGGGCTGTCCGCCGCCTTCCACGCCCGCCGGAACCCGCGGAATGAAGCGATTCATCGGCAGTTCAGACTCAGGCGCGAACGGGTCGTAAATAGGGTCTGCGTAAATCTTCCGCACCTTGTCGAACTCGGCACCTGCGCGCGGATCCAAGAATGCGCCCTTCACGTCTGCGGTGTTGGAGTCCAGTTGGGTGGTAAGGCTGTTGATTCTCGCCCAGATGGCCTGCTCTCGGGCATCATCGCCGCCATCGCCGTACTGATCCCTGACGGCCCTGGCGCGACGTACCTTCTCGGCAGTGCTCAAGGTCTTGTCGCGCTCAATCGCATCGATCTGTTGCTGCGCCGCGATCTTGTTCGGATCCTCCTGGTAGAAGTGAGTGCCCGAAGCCATATCGAAAAGCTTCATCGTCGGCGAGGACCGAATGTTCCGGGTAAACCGCTCCACCCTCGTCTCGATCAGATCGAACTCGGCAATGGCGAGCTTCCCGAATGTCGAGAACTCATGACCGAGCGATGAGGTGAGATCGTCGGCTACCATGAGCATCCCTTTGGCGAGATACGGTAGCGCCTGCTCCGTCTTGACAATCCATCCCTCGGCTTGTGTAGCCCAGTGGAGAAGATGCTCGATCGAACGGCTCACCTTATCGAAGGTGAGATCATCGCCCTGAAGGGACTTGTCACCAGAGAGCAACCCGATGGTGTTCATGATGAGAACACCGGCACCTTGGGCAGCCTTGCCGACCTCTCCGAGCATGTACCCGGTTTCCTTCAGAATTGGTACAGCGCCTGCCGCCAGCGCATCCGCCCAATGCGGAAGGTTTTCCTCGGCCCAGTCGACAAAGTTGTGGAGCTTCTGGAATCCTTTGTCGATATCGCCGCCGCCGAAGGCCTTGATGACGCTGGATGTAAAATCCCGCTCGAAAATTTGGCCGGCAACGCTTAGTCGAGCGAATTCAGCTCGAAAATCGCGAACTCTTTTTAGATTCTTTGCCGCGTCCGGGTCCGCAGCGGCCATGCGGTCGATATCGTTGAACATGCCTTGGGCGCGCGAGCGTAGCTCGTCATCCCAGATGATGTCCTTCAAATCCGCACCCAGCGCCTTGGTAGCCATGTCCAGCTTCATGGCGTTTTGCTGCGACGTGAGCATATGCAGACCCAATAGCCGATAGCTCTGATCGGCTTGGGAAGCACGTTCCGCCATGCCAAGGATTCCGGCAGACAGCGACGTGAAGGTGCCGAGAATACCGCCCTGCAATTGGAGCACGCTTGTCAAGACGCCGGACGTGTAGTGCTCAGCGACTCCCTGCGCCCTTCTGAGGTATCCCTCAAAATTGCGGAATTGAGGCTCGCTGGGAGAAAATCCCAGGCTTATCAAATATGAGCTTAAAATGTTGTCTGCCACTAGCTTAATGTCCGTGTACGAGGCCTCGGGGTGTAGGCCTCCACCACAACACAACACATCCCACGACCCGCGTCATGGCGCGGGTCGATCCATTTTGGGCCAGCGAAATCCGCTACAATCTCTGGAATGCGGACTCTCGTATGCGTTGCTGCCATGGCGTTGACGTTGACCTCCATGGCAGCCGAATCGATAGAGGCACTCCAAGCCAAACGTGCCTCTGAACTTGAAATTGTGACAGCGGCAAAGCTCATCCTGAGTCGGGAAACAACAATGGGACGAGCCAGCGTCTATTGCGCCTTTACGGCGGAACAAACTGCGATGCTAATGAAGACTGCCATTGATCAAGACTTTCAGATTCGATGCATGAACGACATCGCTGCCGGGAGAGAATTGCTCCCGCCAGATTCCTTCTTTTTCGAAAAATTGGCAAAGGCACAGCAAGACATTAATGAAATCGACCGGGAGATCGCCCAATTGAAACCAGACGCGTCGACGCCAAGGACTCCCGTAAACCCAGATCTGCTATCGGCAGAGAAGACATACAAAAACATCCTCGCGAATGACCCGACGAATGTGGACGTGATCCGCGCGCTCGCACAAGTCTTGAAGAATGAAGGAAAATTCGAAGAGAGTTCCGCCATCCTAAAGACGCTTCCAAAGGGCAGCAGAACCTTCTACCCTTTCTGACTGTCTGATATTCGCTTTCAGCCTTTCTGCCGTCTGATCTTCGCTTCAGCGTCCCGCTGGCGCGCGGCATTCGCCTCCCGCACATCCAGCACTTCGTTGACCTCGATCAGATCGTGGATTGTATACGTGCCGTCCCACATTTCGTGTTGACGCCAGAGCCCCGCTAAGACTGGACGCCAGAGGTATCCGGAGATGTGTTCGGGGAGTCGAACGGGCCTGTACCCGAGGCTTCGCGTTTCTTTTTCGCCTCGGCGATCCGCGCTTCCGCTTTGGCGAGAGTAGGGCCGATGTTGAAGTCGAGAGCTTCCAGCCAGAGTTCGTTCACGGTGTCGACGTCGGAGGCGAGTTCCGGCAGCAGCCACTTGGCCTGCGCCTGATCGTAGACCCGCCGCGGCATCTCTTTCCCGTCCGTCATGGAATCGAGACGCCAGCAGGAACCGAACGCATAGCCCTGCGCCCGGGTGAACACGTCGAATTCTGCGAGACGGCCGCCCATACTCATGGCAAGTATCCAGCTTCCCGGCTGCGCGGCGATGGCGTCGATTTTGAACTTCTGCCCGTTGATTTCGACCGTCTTCGAGCGACCGGTCGGCGTGGGTGTAGTGTTTGTGTTGTCGTTCATGGATTAAAGGCTGAATGCCGGTCCCTGCTGCACGCAGTTGCAGGCAACGATCGACCAGGTGACCGTCTCGGCCTCTTCCTGGTAGTGATAATCCGGCACCTTCATGGGAGCGCATCCTGTCCCATAGTGAGAAAGTCCGGACACGGTACCGGCGATGAGGAACGATCCGCCGAACCACTGCGAGACGTCGCCCTGATCACGCGCCGCGCGAATCTGGTTGTACCAGGCCAGCAGTTCGTTGTGCAGACTGCTCGTCTGAAACATCTCCATACGAAGCACGGCGTTGTCGCCGGGCTTGACGCTCGGCACGACGGCGCCGTCGGCCGCAACTTTGATGGTCGACTGGTCGACAGACATTTCCAGTTCCATGCGGACAACACCGCGCTGCGCGAGACCGGAAATGTCGATAGAACTGAACGGCGTGGCTATGGTGCCAGCCGTGTCAAGCATGCTGTAGGTAACCAATTGAGCAGACATGATTTTGTGTTTTCTCCTATTTCTCTTCGCTGGATTGGTTACTGCTGGACGTCGACCGTGACACTGAACGACTGGCCAGCGCCGGCGAGAATGATTGCCGCTGTGATTGGCGGGAAAATGCGCGATGTGCGCTGCGCCGTTGTCAGAGTAGAGATCGGCGAAGCATACACCGCATACCCGTTAGGAAGTGGAGCGCCGGTGTTGATGGCCCCATTTCCAGTTCCGATCTGCGCCAGATTCCACGTGCCAGACGGCGCGATGAAACCGAGTGCCTGCGACCGCTGGCAAGCGCCGGCGACCACATTCTTCATCGCATTGAGGCCAGCCTCGGTCAGTGGAATTGCGTTCTGCTCGACCAGGAAGGCGACACCGGAGTTCTGGATATCGGCCACCAGCATGTCGAGAAACATGGTGGTGTCGAAGAAAATGCCGCCGGACATCGTGCCCAGGAACAACAGGTTGTACGAGTTCCCGAAGCTCGCGAAGACGTTGCCGTTGAACCCGACCGTTGTACGATCGGCGGTCCCGGCGATGGTCGAAAGTTGCGTCTGTGTGAGCGGTTCGGTGCCGACGCCCTGCGCTTCCTTGTAGGCGAGCGTGAAGTAACTGCCGGGATTACCGGTATTCCTCCCCATTGCCTGTCCCATCCACTGCGCGGCGGCATAGATGTTGTTGGGGAACGATCCGCCCTGCGTTGTCGAGTAAACGCACAGCGTGCGCCGATAGGCTGCGGCCTTCAGAACCGACATCAGGTTCGGGGTGATGCCGTTGATGACATTCGACTCCCCGGTACTGCAGAAGAATGTGCTCCTGGGGTTTGCGCCTTCGATGAACGCCGCGATGGATTCCAGGTCGACGTCGATGCCAGCCCCCGATGCCGTGCCGACGAACATTGCGGCATACCACGAGACAGACGCCACACGGCAGGCTGCCACCGCCTGCAACGGTGTATCGCCAATGGCAGTGATCGAGACTTCCGCGCCGGTCCCGGTCCCGCCTGTTGTTGTCAGACCGTTGGCTGCGCTGTAGCCGGTCCCGGCCGAGATCAGGACGATCCCGGAGAAGGTAATGGCAGTGGCGCTGAGAGCCGCTGTAGTCGGGATCGAAATCGTGATAGTGGTGCCGGCGACCGCCGTGACTGTGGCTCCGTTGGCGACGCCAACCGCGGCAACGGACATGCCGACCTGAATACCTGTGCCGAGCGCCACCGTAAGCGATGTAGATCCGGAACTGGCGGTAGCGGTCGTCGATGCAAACCCTATGGCGTTGCTGGCCCCGAGAGCCGTGACCTTCACCTGTCCGCCGGAACCGCCCGACTGGGTGATGCCGAGAATGTCATTGACGGCATAGCCTGTGCCGAGTTGCCCGGTTGTCGCAATCACCGTGGCGATGGAGGTAAGGTCCTGCCGGCCCACCTGTACCTGCGAAGGAGCCGGCGTCTGGCCGAAGTAAATCTGTGCGGCCATGTATTCCGGCGAGTTCGTCAGGAATCCATCGGTCAGCATCTGGCTGGTCGACTGATATGTCCGGACGCGCTGCGAGGCTGGAATCACCGTGCTCGAGCCGACGATCAGGCCGACATTGAACGATGGTCCGGGAGGCGCGGTCGGGGTAATGACCACGGACACGTTGAAAAACGTCGAAAGCGGCAGAGTTGCCGGGGATCCCATTTGCTGAACCTCTTTCCTTTGTGTTGTGTTGATGAAAAGCTATTCCGCCGCGATGTGGACGGTTTCCGTAACGTTGGTGTCGGTTATGACTTCGACATCGAGACTCGCTACCGAAGGCGTCGTGATGGTTTCGTTGACCTGCTCATTGAATTGAAGTTCGAGGTCGGTTCTGTACCACCACTGGCCCTGGAAATCTTCTGGAATGTATGTCGGCTCTTTGAATGAGCCGACCATGAAAAGCTGAGAAACGTACTGCGGAATCTGCTGCAGGTAGAAGCGAACCCATTCGAGCGACATGGCCGATCGGATGAGCGTCGCCCGCTGATAGCTGGTCGGCCCGTAGCAGATGAACGCCACGTTCCATACCTGCGTGTAGCCCATCACCAGCGTTTCGCTGTCTGTGTCGTAAACGTTGTCGCGTACGCGGTTGTATGGATGCTTGAAGACCGTCGCCTTGATGACGGTGATATCTTCGTTCGGCTCCCATCCTGGTTTGCCGCGCTGCGGATTCCACGCGACTCTAACCTGCTTTGCCGCGGCGCCGGGATTCTTCGGATCAACCGTGATGCCGAGTATCTGAAGGACGAGCCCCTGAAAGATCGCCTGCACGGCCGGCGGAGTGAGGGCACTCGACGCCATCACCTGCTCGTTTGGAAAAGTGGCCGGAAAGACAGGCGCGGGCGCAGAACTCACAACCGCACCATTTCGAATAGTTTGGCCGGTCGCGAGCCTTCGTAATTCCTCACGAATCTGCCTGTGTCGCGCACTTCGCCACGACGCTTCAGCTCAGTGATATAGGCTGCTGCATGCTTGCGCGGTAAGTCCGTTGCCGATTCCACGTCTGCAGCGGAAAAGATGGGCATATCCTGAATTGCATCCAGCACGCGAACAATTTGCGTCTCCATGGCTATGAACCGGTCATCCGAACGAACACTGCCGACCAATAGCCGTAATCACCCCATGGCTCGACCGAGATGATTCGGTACATGTTGCCGCGCCATTCGAGTTGATCGCTGATTTCGGACCGTGCTTCGGAGGTCTGATGAATCTCCGTCGCCGTCACCAGGTTCATAGAGCCTGTGACGCGATCGCCTTCCGGAACACGCTGCAGGCGCTTGCCATCCGTGACTGACCACGTGCCCCAGATCGGAATCCGGACCGGCTCGCTGGCCTGCCATCCTATTTCCCCGAGAGCGAACTGACCGGGCGTGCGGATGATGCAAAACGCTTCACCCAGGTCAGCGTCGTCGGCTACGTCCGAAAGATCGAGTGGCATTTAGAGAATTTCGGCTGCGCCTTCAACTGCTTCTTCGGCCTCTTCGGCCAAACCGCCCGCGATTGATACCGGTTGTGACTCCCGACCATCGACACTCACAACGTGTGTGATTGCGCGTCTCATGGCCCCCGTATCGATACCCGGCCGATCACTGCCCTTTGCGCGGATGGTGGACGGCGCGTTTGGTGCCCATCCGTTCTGCGGGTCCGTGAACATCCTTTTGGCCGAGTTCGCCGCTATGGTGCCGGCCCGGTTCAAGTGCCGAGAGACCTCTGTCGGATTCTCTTCGAACATCGCCTTGCCCGCGGCGCCGAGTTCCGGAGTGATCAGCCGCTTGTCTTTCTCGATTGCAGGTTCGAGCACCGGGCGCGGTGGAGTGCCGCGAAGGGGAGACCCTTTCGAAAACACATACAGCACACTCGCATTGTTGATGCCTTCGCCTTCACGTTGCGTGTTTTCCGCCGGGATACCGACGAGAACCTGAGAGCGCCGGAGTTGCGCGAGTTTCCTCTTGACGTCACGCGGCCCCGGACCGGAGCGGATGACTCGTACGGGCGCGTTGGCCATGATGGCTTATGCTGCTTCCAGATACCAGATCCAATCGACCTTTTCGACGCCCGACTTGGCTGGATGTGGGTCATGGACCATTTGCATGGTTTCGCGACTGTAAATAACTGAGTGATGAACGCCGCGCGCCGATGGTCCATTGGCAATCCAGTACTCTGCTGGCATCACCTGCCCCCATCCAAACCCCTCGATGCGCGCGAGTCGCATCTTAAACATGCGGTATAACCACTCGTCACGCCGCACGGCCCAATCTCCGCGCCCGAACATATCCTCAAAAGGTGGCACCATCCACAGCGGAAGATCCAGAAGCGATGCCAGGCATGCGGCAAAGCAGTTTCCGTTGTGAATGCCATCCGGCGAGTACAACTTACTTTGATTGACCGGCGTCATTCTTTCCGTTTCCCAATCCGCATCCCGAGCGCATGCCGCGCGCCATGATGCCTAACATTCGCGAAAGTCTGCGGCTGAAATTGAAAGTCGACAGGCAAGCCGGTCTGGGCGCGAAGCCAATTTGTGATTGATGTTGTCAGCAGCAGCCACCGGGGGTCGTGCTCCAAGAGCGCTGAGTTAAAGCTGATGTCGACGTCGGGGAAGAGTACTTCGAATTCGGCGTCGCTGAGAATAAAGCGCACGTCGATATCGCGCCAGTCGGCGCGCTCCAGACAAGAGCCAACGAGATAGCAGCCGTATCCGCCGAACGCGGCGTTGATGTGCTGGCATGACAACTCCAGAGCGAAGATTGCCGGCGCTCCGACATGGCTTACCTTTCTGCGCGGCGGTTCCTGGAAAGACGCATCCGTGAGATTGAACATTGGCTATCTTTCCTCGGAAACCCGATCGATGCGTTCGCCCAGATCCCGTTTTACGTCGCCGATGTATTTACGGGTTTCGCCAATCTGCTCGGAGATTCCTTCAATCTTGGCGATGAAGACCTCCTTGCTGGGGTATCGTCCGTTGAACTTTGTGAGCTGTTGTTCCCCGAATTGCGCGAGTGCGATTTTGATGTCGTCGCCCAGCACAGATCGGAGGTTGATCAGATCACGCGCGGTTGTTGGCTCTGATGTACGCTGCTCAATCTGGCCGATCTTATGTTCGATGACTCCGATCTTAGCGGTCAGTGTCTCGATCTTTTCATCCGCTCGGGCCTCGTGTGCGGCCTGCCGCGCGTATTCTTTGCGATCGCGGATAGCGAGTCCGATGATCCCTATCACAAAGAGTCCGAGGTTCACGAGAGTCTCAGGCGTCATCGCTTTTGATCCAGCTCCCAGTTGTGCACGTCAATGGCTCCCTGAATGCCAGCCGATACCCACGTGCCGGGAATGAAGGCCTTCGGCGTGAAGATTTGCGGCCACTTATGACGTAGCGCCTCCTGCCCACCGATGATGATGCCCGGGCCCACAATCTTGAGCGTCAGAAAGTTCTCACGACCGCGCTTTGTCGCCGGATCGACGCCAAGGTTCACAAGTGCCGAATTGCCCTCACGGCACGTTCCGTTGTCGATGCAGGTGATCGTCGTGCGGTAATCGCCGAGCTGCGTGCCGATGGCGACACTCCGCGCGAGCCACAGGCCGGATTCACCGCTGGACACGCCACGCCATACCCGAGACCCGAACGAACCGGCCGTGACGTCGAACGTCATTACGGCGCTCCCAACTTTGCCATTCGCATCGGTCGCAGTCAGGCGATAGGACCAGTGCCCGGCTTTGGTGAGTGTCCCATTGAGCGATCCGGACCGTGAAAGCTCAAGACCAGCGGGATATTGGCCGGCCACCACGCGCCAAAAGTACGGCTCAACGCCACCTTCGGCCCGGTAGCTGAAGGCCACCTGGTCGCCGATCACCTGAGGTCCGAGGTCGACGGGATAGACGGAGACCTGCGCGGATGCAGCACAGACGAACGCGAGAGCGATGAGGACTTTCATTGTCGAATAATCGCTATTGCGCCTTGTGTTTGAACACGCCGAGAAGATTGGCAATCATGACGCTCAGATTCACCAGCGCCGCGATACCCGCCACGTTCGGATTGGCAGACCCCTCAAGCGTCTGACTTACGGCGGTGACGACTGCCGTTGCTTTCTGCGTGCCCGTGGCCGTCACCCCGAGCGCCTCCGCTGCCTGAATGGCCGCGATTACGGCGGGAGTGTAATTCGCGGCCTGCTGGTCGATTGCTGCGATGATCGGATTCATTGGTCTGCTTTCTGCGGCTGCGCCGCCGGGTCTTTTGGGCCTGTTGACGTTTCCACCGACACCGAATGGGTTTCGGTGATGCGGGTTTGCGGCGCCGGATGCTGCAGGCTGATCAGAGTTTTCAGCCCGCCATGCAGCCAGCCCCACGCCCACGCGAGCGGTTGGCACTTTGCAAATGGATCGGGCAGATTGTCCGGCATGGCGATGATGAACGCCAAGGTCACCAGACTCACGAGCGCTTCGTGCTCCAGTGCGGCTTTGTAGGCCCAGTGGATAAGTGCCAGCATTAGTAAACCCAAAGCGGCCCGGCGCCCATCATGCGTGCGATCGTGGCGAACTGGACCCCGTATTCCGTCTCCTGCCAGCTACCCCAACCCTCGAGACCGCCACCCTGCGTAACCGGCAGCATGGAAGCACTGACCCCGCCGGCCGATTTGCTGATCATGATGCCGCGTGCGAGCCCCTGAGATACCGCCTGTCCTGCTGATGTGGTCGGGCTACCATCGGTGCGCATCCAGAGCGTGCAGAAATGCGCGATGAACCAAGCCATCCCCATTGGCCACCATTCCTGCCAGCGGGCCTGAACGAGCGAGGCGGACGCCAGATTGATAAACAGGGCAATGACCGTGAACGGCACGAACGGCTGGGTATAGATGCCGATCACTGGAATCGTGTTCGTGGTTGCCGGCTGAGATAGCGTGATCTGCGTTGCCGAATCTACAGACAGCACCAGCGTGCCGTCCGGGAAGTTGCCAGCGACGAGCGTCCCGCCCTGGACCGTTACCGGAGCTACCGGCTGGCCAGGCAGGATACCGGCGGTCGTCTGGATCCCGGTTACAACCGCCGATCCGACCGTGATGGCACCCTGCACCGCGAGCTGCGCCCCGCCGAACTTCGGATACACTGCCAGGAAGTCCGTGATGCTGTATGGCGGGTTGGTCCCAACTACAACGTTCGACGCTCCTGCCAGCAGGGACGAGCCGAACTCAGTCGACCAGCCCCATACCGTATCGAGGAATAGATTGTAATTGGGAAACGTCGCGAAGCTCGACACGCTTTACTTGCCGTTCTTCTTGCCGTTCTTTGCGCTGTCGGCGGCCGGCGCATCCGTTTTGGCAGCATCGTCGGATTCGGCAGCGGCAGGCGCTTCAGCCTTGTCCGCTCCACCGAGCGCCGCGAGAAGGCGATTGACCTGGTTCTTGAGCTCGGTAACTTCTTCGCGCAGCGACACTGTCTCGTCGGAGACGCCCGGTTCCTTTGCCAGCGGCTTGTAGGGATACTCGCCGGCGTGGTACTTGCGCTTTTCGTCCTCGACGATCTTTTCGGCTTCTGCACGGTCATAACCTTGTGCCAGAACCTCATCGAGCGACGGAGGCAGCTTGTCGGTATCCTTACGGCCGTCTGGGATTTCGGCGATCGTGCTGTCCTTCAGGGCGGCCTTGTAGGTCTCCGTCCCCTTTACCCAGTCAGGAACGTCCTGAATCTGATTCGCCTGCTTGATGGTGAACTGCTGCGCCTGCCCGTCGACAACGTTGGCGCCGAACGTGAGCGAGCGCCTTGCAATGACTCTCATGGTGTTGAATTCCTTTTCCGTTGAAGTGAATGTTCAGAAAACCCGGGACGCCTTGCGGCGCCCCGGAATCTCAACCTGCCCAGCTTGTTCCCGGCGGCCTTTTAAATGCCGTCCAGGTAGATCGAGGTCAGTGTCCGCTTGAAGATCGGCACACTGACGTTGCCGTTGTAGATGGATTCGTATCCGCCGCCGGAATGCGTGGTCGGAACGGTCATACCCTTGGTCATCGGCTGGCCGATGTGCAGGTATTGGGACTTCTTGTCCTTGCGGTAAAGCACGCCGCGGTCAAGACCGTTGCCGGTGTTGCCGCCGGTGTTGCCGATGCCCTGGCCGCTGATCCAGTTGTTCGGCAGCGGCTGGATGTCGAGGTCGACACCCCAGTGGGTGGCCACACAGTTCCGCTTGATGTATGACATCAGCGATTCCGAGGCCGCGACGCCGCCGATGGTGATCGGCTGAGTCAGCAGGTTGAACTGCGGATTCAGCGGCAACAGCAGCGTGTTGGGCGAACCTTCGCGCCAGGAGTAACCGCTGTTTGCCACGGCGGCCGAGAGCGCGAAGTTGATGTCGTTCAGGATCTGCGTCGGCGTCTTCGAAACCCAGGTGGTCGAAGAGCCGCCACTCGGAACGACGAAGGACGGGATGTCCGGGTTGTTGCAGAGACCAGGATATCCGAAGAATCCCTGGTAGGTCATGCCGTCGAGCATCTTGACCCACACGGTTTTGGTGGACTCTTCGAAGAGTTCCTGCAGGCTGAAGGGCGGTGGAGTGCCGCTGCGCGCAGCCGTGTTCATCTTCTGGAGGTCCAGATAAGAGATCACGAAGCCGGACGCCCAGTTGAACGCCGGCCAGATTCCCTTCTTGACGTTCTGCTGGGCCATCGCGATTTCGGTCGTGTTGGTTCCCTGCAGGCCGTACTGCTGGTTGCCCGAACTCGTGTACTCGCTGGCGTATGCCGCGATGAAGTCCGGGTAGCCTCCGCCGATGGTGGTCGGCATATCGCGCTGGTGCGTTGTTTCCTGCAACGGCGCCGTGAGGTCGGGGTCGAGGATTTCGAGCTGCGAAGCGAGGAACGCTTCACCCGAAGCGCCCGCCGCGTCAAAGGCCATGCGGTCGTGGGCGAGAGCGCTGCTACGCCGTACGACACGGCCGGTACGAGTGTAGGCTTCGACGCCCCGATCACCCGGCACAACAAGAGCATTGGATCGAAACATTGTGTTGTCCTGTGTTGTTCCTTTCTGTTGAATCGGGCTTACGCGCCGTGACGGTTCAGGATCGAAACTTCGGAGATGAAGTTTTCGTCGATCTGGCCCGTGGTGAACCGAATCCACGGATCGGTGAGCCCGCCGAGCAGGCACATGTTGGAGAAAGTCACCGCAGTGGTGCTCAGGGCACCAGTGACAGCGAGCGAGATGGTGATGGTGGTTCCGGAAACAGCCGTTACGAAGGTGTTGTCCTGGATGTTGGCGTTGCCACCCACCTGCTGGCCGACCGCGATACCGGTCGCGCTGGCCACCGTCAGCGAAGTCGTGTTAATGGTCGCTGTGGCAGTCGTGCTGGCAGCCTGATCGTCAGCCGCTTCGAAGTCTCCGACAGCGGTGCCAGGCAGAGACGAGTTGGCGACCGTCCGGATGTAAACGGCCTTGTTGGCGTTGGGGGTGCCGGCGGGGATATTGACCGTGATGCCGGAAACGGCTTCGGCCACGTCGGCAAGCTGGTTGTTGGCGTAAAAGCCGACGATTGGAGACCGCGGCGTCGTGAAGTTGACGTTGGTCGAGCTCATCGCCTGCGTCAGGTTTGCCGACAGAGTTACGGTCGTGCCGCTGATTGCCGTGACCGTGGTGCCTTCCGGCGCACCCTGACCTTCGACGAGCTGACCTACAGCGATGCCGGTCGCACTGGCCACCGTGATGCTGTTGGTGTTGATGGAGCCGCTTGCCGTGGTGCTGACGACGGTCGTATTGCCGCTCTGCACCAGAGATGTGTAGGCGAACTCGGTCTTGACATTGCGGACCGCGATGCCGACGAACTGCTTTTTAAGGTTCTGGGCATTCGTGGCGGTTGCGAGGAAGTCGGCGAGCGACTGATACTTGCCGCCCGCCGCATCCGGAAGGATGACAGCGCCGGCGCCGAACGCCAGTCCATTTGTGCTCGAAACCTGCCGGTTGCGAGCCACGCGGACATACTGGCGCGAGATGGTGCCCGGGAACCCGACATTGGGTCCATTGGGCGCGATTGCTACTCCAAAGCTGTTGAAAGCCATGATTTGTATTCAGCGGAGGCGAGCCCCGCTTACTTACCCACCTTTCCTTTGAGCGAAGAGTTGTAGAACTCCTGCAATTTGTTGATGTCCTGACCGACCGGGACAAACTGGCGGTCTTGCCCCATGGAGCGGCGCGCGGCGCCTGCGAACTGGCGATAGCCGCCGGAGGTTTGCCGCGAACTGCGTGTCTGTCCGGCGAAGAGTTCGTTGAACTCCTGAATGAGCGCGCGATCATTTGTCTTTGCAACGGCCTTGCGCATCCGCTTGATGAATTCGCGATCGCGTCCGGATTCGATGACTTGTGCCGAATCGGCGGCGCGGCGCGTGCGGCGATCCTCGGCCGGTTCCATCTCTTCCTCTTCGATCGGCTCGACAACTTCGGCATCGTCGTGAGCGCCGTCTTCGTGGCCGCCCTGGGCGTATTCGTTCAGCAGACCCATGAGTTCGTTGACGTCAGCGTCTTCGCCGACCTCTTCTTCCTCTTCCTCGACGCCCATGCCGTCGAGCATGCGGTCGAGAGTGGCGTGTGCCCGTGCCCGGCGATCCTTCGCCATGGAGTCCTTCGCCCGCTTGTCCCTGGCCATGCACTTGTCTTTCGTGCAGTCCATGTGCCCTTCGGTGCCGGGTTTGCATTCGCCGTCAGCGGCGCGCGCATCTTCCGCAGCCTTTTTGTCCGCTGCGGCTTTGTCTGCGGCTGCTTTGTCGGCCGCCTTGTCCTCGGCGGCCTTTCGGTCTTCTGCCGCCCTGCGATCTTCCGCGGCGCGCCGGTCGGCCGCCCGCCTTTCTTCCCGCTTTTCTTCCCGCTCCTCTTCGGACTCTTCCGAGTCGCCAACGCGGGCTTTGACCTCGATCGCCGTCTTTGCGTACTCTTCGTCCGTAACGTTTTCGTCACGAGCGAGTGCTCTCAGGCCGCGACCGATGACATCCATCAATCGGTTCTTCACTCTGCGTTCTCCTTTGCTGGTTTGTTTGGAGGCAGAAGTCTCCGCTGGCTGCTGATGGTTTGGCGCTTCTACTTCAGGCGCCGCGTCATTGATGCGGGCTTCTGCTCCCGCTCGGCCCTTCGGCACTACGGCGACGTGGTTGCCCACAATCGCCACCTGCAAGATCGTGTCGCCATCACGAACGATCTGGAATTCGTATCCGCAAGACAACTCACGGACCCCTTCGACGAGAACTTTGCGTTTGAGATCGGCGTCGGTGATGATCAGGTCACCGATGAGTGGCCAGTCGCCGGACTCGAGCGCCGCTTCGCCCTTGCGCACGTTGGTGACGTGGCCGCGGATATACTGCCGGGCGTTCTCCGCATCGACATGCGTCGGCGGGTGGTTGTCGCAGACCGGCTTTGAATTGAAGCTCGCGATCGTTTCCGGCGCGAACACCTGCTCGGGCGAGCGATAGAGATTGATCTTGTCCAGCGGCCGGCTGATGTCGATGCCGAGTTCTTCGGCCGTGTCCTGTGGAAGATCCCGAACCTGATAGGTCTGCCAACCAGTGCGGGCGAGGACCGCCGACAGGCATTGCAGGAAGCCTTCCGGGCTTTCTGAAATGTTGTCGGTTAGTTTGGTGCCGTAGTAAGTGAGCGTCGCGCCCATGGCGGAGCTAGACCCCCACCGCCACGTTCAGCACGGTACGCGTACCGCTCGATACCGCGCTCAGAAAGGTGTTGGAGCCGATTGCCAGGAACTGCGGCTGTTGCGGCATGATCGCAATGCCGGTGTTCAACTGGACCGTATTGACGAAGTTGATTGCAGTGGAACTCAGCGGCGCTGCCAGATTCATGGACAGCGTGACCGTGGTGCCGCTGATACCGGTGACCACCGCACCCTGCGGAACGCCTGCCGCCACAGCAGCCTGCCCAACAGCAATACTTGTCGCCGAGGCGACCGTGATAGTGTTCGAACCCTGAGAACCGGTTGCCGTGGTCGTCGCCGCGGCCGTGGTCAGCAGGCAAATTGCCGGCTCCCCGCTGAGATTGGTCAGCAGCACCTTATCGGGCGTGCTTCCGTTCGGCAGCGCAACCGCACTGGGCGTAGACGTCGGCGAGTATTGGGTGTAACCGCTGGGCGTAAACGCCGCAGGCGCAGTGATAGCCATGGGTGTCCTTACAGGAGTTCGGAGCGACTACAGAACGTTCGAATTTGGCAGCGATGGACCGCCGCTGAAGCGAGCGACTAAAAAGCCATACACGTCCACACTGACGAGGCCTTTACCGCCTGGATGTGGGTCAAAGACCAGTTCACCGGCGTTACCCACACAGGCATGCTGGCCGCCGCGCTCGCTGATCCCTTCGATGGTGTGCCAGACATTGCCATACCGGAATACTTCCGGAAACGTTGGGTTATCCGGCGAGACCTGTATGTAGAACAGGTCCAGCGGCAGCAGAAAATCGTTTACCTGCCGAAGAAAGGCGTTTCCGTCGGCGTCAAAATCCGGTACCGAGGAGATGGAGATCTCCAGAATCGAAGCCAGACAGGCCGCAAAACAGTTCCCGATGAGTGAGCCCGTGCGCGTCTGCTCTACCGGTATCAATTGGGACCGCCGTACAGCAGGCTTTTCCAGACCGGCTTGCCGCTGAGATGGGACCGCCGTGACGGCCGCACCCGATCAGTCTTCACGCACCAGCCGTTTTTCGCTGCCTGCATCATCACCGGGCCAAGGGCCTTGTCGTTGTGTGCTGAGCGCAAGCCTGTATCCCAAACGTCATCACAGATGAAGTCGGCGCGCCCCAGACAGACTTTTCGGATGGCTTCCAGCGCCTCTGCGCGCCACTCTTCAGCCGTGTTACCGGCGACGATGGCGAGCGCCAGGGTGAGTTGATTGCCGCTCTCGACGGTTGATGGGATCATCTGCGTAACCACTGTTACAGCCGGGATGTCGTCGCGCTCAGCCAATCCGCAAGCCGCAATTTCCAGGTCTTTTCCGGTGTGGCCACATCCGGCTCGACGGAAGCGTGTACAGAGCCCCGAGCGCCGTCGTCGTAGAAAATCTCGATCTCAAGCCGGGTAACGCCATTCGGGACAGGCGGCAGATCGCCAACGAAGTCCTGGACGGCCTCGATCCGCTCCTGCGCCAGAGTGTCGGCGAACTCCTGCTCATCCATGCAGAAATCTCCTGTAATGCGCTGTATACGTGATTTCTGGTGTCTTTTGAGCCCATCTTGCATCTAAAATAGAGCCATGGCTACCAAACGCCCTGCCGACCTGAAACCCTCCCCCAAACTGTCCCAGGAAGAACTCGACGAGCTCGAGTTTGAGGCCGCGGAAGACAACCTGTACCTCTCGCCGGACGGCACGATGACCACCTACCACGAAGGCGACGAGGAGGACCCCAACAGCGAATGGTACGAGAATCCGCCCAGCATCCGGATCGGCTCCACGGTCATCCCGGTGACCGATCTCAACTGATGCCTTTCTCCCAATCGCGGAATAGCACCGGGTCGATATAGGATTTGAGCGCGGCGGGCGGCGTGTTCTGCAGCCAGTAAGCGACGTACCGGCCGACGTATTTCCTTGCCTTCTCCAGTTCCGCTTGTGTTTTCGGAGCCTTCATGGTGGCCATGATCTCTTTGGCCCGATTGGTCCCGATGCGCGTGCGGAACTCCTTCGTCTTGGTGGCGCCTACCTTCTGGCTGAAACGGTTGGCCTGAGACTGCGTGGTCCATGGGAACAGGAAACCTTCCTGCTCAGGCTCGTTTTCGGCGTCCGCCTTTGCCTCCCGCAGCCATTTCACAATCGCCGGATCGTCGATCTCGAAGGAATTCGGCTTCGATTCCTTGCCGATGAAGCGAAGGAAGGTCTTGCCGTTTTCTTCCTGGATGTGCTCCGCGCGCAGCGTGAGGATGCCGGAGGAGCCGAAGTCCGGCAGTTCTTTCGGGTTGAGTTCAGTCGCCCATTTGGGCCACTGTCTGGTCTTCCACTCGAGATTTTCAAGGAACCCCTCGGCTTCGTCGGCTGAGATTCCCTTCGACTTGACCGCTTTCGAAACGGCGCTTTCGATCTCCGTCTGGGTGAAGTTCGACTTCACATAGGCGTACTCTGTGGCGTGATCGGCCATCTTGTAGCCTTTGGCATTAACCCCTTCGGCGATTTGCTCGATGGCCGCAGTAAGACTTGCCGGAAGCCCGCGCGGCCTCGTCACCTTGGTGGTCGGCTCTTCTGCCCAGTCCTTCAGCAGTCCGGCTTTGCCTGTGCCGGTACCCGGGCCGGTGGCTCGGAACTGCGTACCGACTTTATTCGACGGTGCACCGAGTTTTTTCCAGTCGGTATTGCCAGTCTCAGTGATTTCGTAGCGCGCCTGAGGGATGAACTTGTCAGCCTGGAGGATCCGGTCATCGGTGTCGGTGCCGCCGATGCGCGCCGAATACATGGCGGTCAGGGCCACTGCCTGCGCGACGTTCCTGGTTTTCTCGTCTCGCGACTTGATCCCCTCTTGAATCTTCGCCCAGGTCCTGTCGAAGGAACGGTCGAGTTTGGCCGTGTCCGCGAACTTCTTTTTGGCCTTCCTGGCTTCGGCCGCTGCGCTGTACTTGCTGTACGGCACCCCGGTAGTGCTGATATACACCGCCTGCTTGTCGGCTTTGGGATCGGAGGCGAACCACACGTTTCTGGAGGCCGCCGGGATCTTCAGCGCCAGTTGCGCTTTGGTCCAGTTCTTTTCCCGGAACGCCTTGTTTTTTTCTACCCACGCCTTCGACATTTTGAAGTCCAGCTTGCTCGACTTCTTCATCGTGCCGATGGCGACGACGTCGGCGTTTGGATCCGGATTAATCCGGCAGCTCCCTGCTTTCCATCCGCCCGGCACTTTACCGTTGGAGAAGATGCGACTGATATCGGCCTGTGTGGGAGGACGGAAGTTCGCTTCGTTGTACGCCTTTACGCTGGCCACGGGAGCTGGCTTTAGTGATGCGCCACTACCGCCGCCGCCCTTCTTGACGAACTGCCCGGCGGTCTCGCCAGACTTCGCCCGTGGATGTTCGGATTCTTCGAAGTCCGCATCGAAACCGGTCGCCAGCACTCGCTCCCGGAACTGCTCGATCGGCGCCACCCGCATCGACCCGAGGAAACGCGGCGGGTACATCGTCAGGAAAGCAGCTTCGGCCGCTGCCGCATCCTCAAATCCCAATAGAACCTTGTCTTCGTCCTCGCGCCGCTCGACATCCGGGCCAAGGTCGATCATGTCCGCGATGAAGACGTTTTCCGCGTTTTCATCCGGACCAACGATCGCATCGATCTCATCGCCATCCCGGCCAACCGTATTCCGGATGAAGCCGTAGTCGAACTTCATCAGCCGGTCGTAAACGACCTTGCCTTCCGGGTTGCGGATGGTGCGCCGAACTCCTACCGGATATTCGATGGCGATGGGTATCCCGGCGAATGCTTGGATGGCTTTTGCGGCGCCAGCCGATACGGCCGCACGTGATCTGGATTCCTGTTCGGCACGATACCCGACCTTCGCGCCTGTTCCTACTGGGGCAAATTGGCCGCCCGAATCGCGCAGGTGCTTCCGTTCCTCCCACTCATCACGCGCGGCTGCGATCTGGCGCTGGCGGTGTCCACGCTCCCCCGCTATGCGCTGCGGTGGATTGCGCTCGCCCCGTGGCGTGCCGTCGAGGTCCGTCTCATCCTCTTCGCCCTCACCGCCGAGCATGCCGGCCAGCTCGCCAGCCAGGTCCTGCTCTTTCTCAGCCTTTGAGATGTCCTCGTCGGTGATATTGGTACCGAACCCGGTGATGTCGGAGGATTGCTTGATCTCCTTCAGCGCCTGGGCTTTGGTGAAGATGCCGCCGTTAACGAGATTCAGCGCATTGTCGCTGATGGTCTTCGCAAGGTCCGCCTGCTCTTTGTCATCCAGCACGCGAACCGACGGGAACTTAAGGTCGAGGTCGTCTGGAACTTCCCCAAGTTCCGAGTTATGCACACAGCACTGTGTTGTGCAGAAATCGTGCTCTACTGCATCAACCGCAATATCGTAGAACTCTGCGCAATGTACAGGGCTGTTGTCTCTTACCTGAATAAAGACATGCGTATAGCTCTCTGAATAGCGCCAATGCCGCGGAACCGAACGCCAGTCGCCTGTGGTAGCAACGGTCGGCCAACCCATTTCAACCCGGAGTTTTGTGGCGTAATGTCCGTTCAGGAATAGCCGCCATAATTCCTGGCAATTTCTCCCGTAACGGAGGCCTGGGTCGTTTCGGTAAAGGCATGCCCACCCAAATCCTGCAGATGCGAGGAGATCCCGCAATTGGAGAACGAGTGCCTGGGATACAGACTGTGCTGAGACCTGGTTAGAGCGTGTCTTTACAATGTGCCCGTCTCCCTCCAAGTAACCGCGAATCAAGCCGTTTACGAATTCGGCCGGCGTGTCGAATACCCAGTCCGGAATCGTTTTGTTCTCAGCGCCATGACCAAACTCTTGAGATAGCCACTGCGACAACCCCGTGTCGTGAAGGTCGACGATTGCCGTCTGGCTGGTTTTGGATCTCCTGACGCCTATACCTTTATCCGTCGCGGCCTTGAGTTGCGCGACAACACCATCGACTTCGGCCTGATGGATAGAGAACACGGTCGCGTCGATTCTCCTATCAGGCAGTCGATAGTTACGGTGCGGAGATCCCTCAGATATGTAAAGTCCGCAAAGCCATCCGAATGCAGAACTTAAAGGCTGCTCGTCTGTGCGCAGTGCCTCTCGATTATTGCGCCGCGATATCCCTACGGTTTTCAGCCTCCCAGTCAACGGGCGCACTGGCCTTGAGACATAATCTCCGGCATCAAGAGCCTCGGCAGGGACAAAGCCTCCTGGAGTTAGAACTGGATGATCACGCGTAACGACGAGCGGGTCCCAGTGGCCCCAGAGCGTGAGCCTGCAGGCTACTTCGTTTTGCCTGGGGCTTAGAAACACGCCCTTGACCGTGGCCGCTGTACCAGAAGACGTGATAACCGAGTCGCCGATCTTGACGCTTCGGATAGCGGTGGCTTTACCGTTCCCGGTGTGCACCTGAGTTTCCGGTGCGCAACACATGCAAATGACTGGATACAGCCGATCCAACTGCGGACGCATGTGAACGTCCTGCTCGTGCTGAATCTTCTCTTCGTACAGCCGCTCGTCCTGATCGTTTGCCTGGCCGAGACCGGTAATGGTGCGTCCGAACAAGCGGGTGACCGTCATGTCGGCCGCGCCCGCGATATCAAGCTGGAACTGCTGCATGACACCTTCGAGACCGGAGAAGGCGTACTGGGTCGATTCCAGGCCGCCCTTCTCATCGAAGATCATCATGTTCTGGTTGCTCAGCAGGCTGTTCATGGCCTGCATGCGCGACTGGAACTGGACCAGAGCCGTCTGGCTCATGGAGGCGCCGGATAGAGCCTGCGCCAGAGCCTGATTCTTCATTCCGAGGATATTGGCACGGAACGTCAACGACAGAACGTTCCAGCTCAGGTTGTCCCGCTTGCGAAGCTCTTCGAATACGGGCTCGAGCGCCGAGATTCCCCAATACGACTGCGCCTGATACTCCGGAGCAGGCACGCCCGGCCCACAGAACCGAAGGATCCGGCTCGCGTGAATCTTGAAGGTGGCGTTTCCTTCCGGCGTCTCAACCCGGTAATACTCCGGCAGGTTGAATTCGAGCGGCTTCCGAATGTCACTCGCAATGCCGGCTTCCGGCGTGATTCCGGTCCAGCGATCAAACGGAATCAGACCGCGGTAAGCGCCGAGTTCGACCGTGTCGAGGTCCAACGGCTCATCCAGCCGATTCTCATGCCCATCGATAACGATCAGCGCACCTGCGCCGCCGAACAGCCGTGCCCACTGAAGCGCATCCAGCAGCTTGGCCTTTGTGTTTGTCCGGCGAATCGCCCGGTCGATCTTTGTGACTTCCTTCGGATCGATGTCGGAGGTTACCCGTGGCCACGCCCGCACCATGTCCTTTGCGGGAACGTCGACGATCTTACGTGAAATCCAATGGTTACGGTAGAGCGTAACCATGAGCCAGTAATTCAGGGTCAACCGCTCGAGGACGTACTCCGTCGCCTCCGTTAAGCTATTGGTGCCCCAGCCCATGCGGGCCGCGGCGTTTGAGAAATAGTCGTGCGCCAGCGCGCGGCTGCCGCTCGCAAGCTGCAGTCCGTGAGTTACACCATAGTGATTTCGCGTCTCATAGACGCGCCCGATGCGAGCAGCGTTTGCCGTCACTTATTTTCTGGAGTCGAGAGCGTTCATTACCCGGTCGAGGGCGACGTGTAGCCGCTTGCGAACCGGGGATTCGTCGATACCGCACCTGCACTGATCTTTCGGCATTCCGCACGGACCTTTCTCTGCGGCATCGATGCCGGTGAATCGACCCGAGTTTTTGCCAGCGTAGAGGATCTGTTTCCCTTTGGACTTGCCGTACTCGGCCTGAAGGGCGGAACGGATTTTCTCGCCCTTCTTCGTAAGCGGCATTGCATTTACTGCGCGGCAGGAGCTTCAGGAGCCGTGGATGGAACCGGGATCGCAGCCTGCGCAGCGGTGTTGTTCGCCTGCAGAGTGGCGATGTCGGATTCGAGTCCGCTGAGGTCGAGAGTCGGCTGTGCCGCTTTGAGGTCTGCGATTTGTTGATTGAGCGATGCGATGGTCGCGGTATCGCTGGAAACCAGACCGGCCAGCGTATTGATAGCTGCAGTATTTGCCTGAACTGCGGCGGTAAGATTCTGGACGTCCGTTGTGAATTGATCTGCCATGCGTTTGATCTCCTTTTCGATTCGATCTAACTGAGTCTCCGGCGTCGGGCACCGGCGAAACCTGTTCAACATGAGGTGAGAGCCCCGGCAGTTATGAACCCGTGCCAGCAGCCTTCTGCGTTTACGCTCGGCCAGATGGTGATGTCCGGAAGCGTGCCGACGTGATCCCAGGCGCAGCCATGCTGGTTTGGCGCTGCGAGGCCTTTCAGTGGCACGCGGATACGGTGGTCCCGATGCGTCGGGCAGTCGAACAGCAGGACGCCGCCTTTGATCTCAGCGTTCAGATCGCCGAGGGTCATTGGTCTCGCTCCGTCGGAGTGCGACATCGGACGTCGTAATTGGACTTGGGTGACGGCCGTGTGTCAGGCGTGTGGAATCCGCACGCCACCGTCCGATTTGGAAGCTCCCGGTTGTCCGGTCCGTAAATGATTGGCTTCATACCAGGAAGAGACAGCCTGACCGCCGAGCATCGGCCCATTCCACTTTCGTGTGCTCCGAATGGGCCGCGCGCTCAACGATTGCTCCGGGCTGTATCCGCACCTCTCCTTTCGTGGGATAAAGATCAAACTGGTCGCACGAACTGCGGCGGATACCCGGCCTGACTGGCTGCGTTGTGCCGCAATCCAGCGAAGTGGATGTCGCCAGAAAGAATTCTCCCTCTTGTCGGCAGCATCATCCGCTCGCATGCCAAGCGCTACCAAGCGAGCCATTTCCAGACTCCACGGATTGTTGAGGGGTGGCACTTCCCTATGCACCCGCTCATCGTAATCGTAAACGCCTTCAAAACGTGTGATCTTCCCGCAGAAACACTCTGCGGGGATAAAACGGTGCATTCTTATGGCGGATTTCAGATCGCTCCCGCGAAAAATGAATTGATTCGGATGTCCGTCTATGCATCGGCCGTTCAGTAAAAAGTATCGTGCTGGATTAGGCTGCTTTCTCATACTCACACCGTCTGGTGAACTGCGCGCGTGTCATGCGGGTGATGCGCCGATCGGCATACACTCGGCAAGGCCAGGCGACCTCTTCGAGCGAAATTAGAGGGGCGCTTGCACACCTGCAGTTTTTTGCAATAAAATTAAGTGGCGTTACACCATACCACCCAACACCACACTCGAAGGTAAAAACTTGCCCAGAAAACTTGCTGACAGCCTTATCAGTGATGCGTGCAGCCTTGTAAGAGGCGGACTCACTCTTGCCGAGACAGCCCGTCGCCTCAAGGTAAGCCCCGACCCCCTCGGACGACACCTCCGCGCACGTGGCGTCAAGATGCGGTTCGCGTCCACTGGGATTGAACCGTCCAACAAACTCGACCTGCCCTGTGAGGATATTGGTCGAATCTATTCTGCCGGAACCAGCGAAAAGGCTATTGCCGAGTCCTTCGGCGTATCGCGCAGAGCTATATCCAGAGCGCTGAAGGAAGCCGGAGTTGAAAGGCGCAGCGCCAGCGACCAAAACCGCATCAGAATGCAGAATATGACGGCCGAAGGCAGATGTGCCATCACTGCCAAGGGACGACGTAAACGGTTCAAGAATATGAGCGATGCAGTATCGAAGAAATCTTCCCACCATTGGGTTGGACCCGGCGAGGTGGAGATTTTTCACAAACTCTGCAGCCTTGGGCATCAGGCTATCCCGCAGTTGGGGGTCGAAGGCTATTTCATCGACATCGCCATCGGGAACATCGCCATAGAAATTAAATGGAAGGCCCGTCCGACGTTTTACTTTTACAACGTTCGCGAGGAAAAGATCCTGAAAGCTGGTTACGCCCTGATTTGCGTTGGCATCACCGGAAAGGAAACCATTGCCGACTGCACGGATCAAATCGTCGCCGCTATTGACGAGGTGTGCCGGAAGCCAGCCATTCCCGGTCAACATTGGATGATTCGGTGTGACGCTGAACCGAGTTTCTCCAACAGCAAATGTTATAAGATCACCACGGTACGGAGCACGCCAGAGTTTCTTGAGTTGGCGTGGAGACGACACAATCGTTTCACCGACAAAACAGTACGGAAATTCTCCTGGATGCCCCGTACCTAAAGTGCTGTGCTGGCCGATCAGCTCTTCGGGTTGAGGTGGATCGTCCCAGCGAACCAGCACCAAATCGAGATTGCGGTGGGATGGCCGGACGCGCTGGTCCCGGCTGGTCAACCACTGGTAGTGAGTGACTCCGATATCTTCAGACCGTGCCCGCGTGAGCGCCGCTTCGGCCTTGCCAATCTCAGTTCTCGAGATCAGCTTAATCCGGCTCGCCGCGATGTCTGGAAGCCGCCGTCGCAGAACCTTCTCTACCTCGCTTGCTCGTAATCCCCGTTGCTGCTGGGTGGCGATCCACTGCGTGGCGCGCTGTGCGATGTCCAGCGGAAGAGACTGGATCAGGTTGGCATTCTGAAGGACCGTTGCCTCCACCGCGGCGCCGATCGGAGTCTCGTCAATCTCCCGGCGAAGCGCGCGCCAAATAGCCTGCGACTTCGTGCCCCGCATGACTGCTTCCCGCCAGGTGACGGCGTTGGCGCGAAATACCTGACCGACCATTCGCCGTGCCAGCCTGTCGGCCTGCTCCCGGAAGCTATAGCTCTCGACCAGATTTGAGAGCGCCTGCAGCGTGTTGATCGGGCCGCGCGAGCGCAGGAGCTTAACGAGTTCTCTCTCGTAGAGAGATTCCAGTCGTCCCCAGGGGGTCACTGAACGACGGCCGAGACCGTCGCAGTCTCACCTGTGTAGGCAATATCCCCGACTTGCTTGCGGAGCGTGTAGCCACCAGTGTGCCTCGACTTGAACTGCGCCGATTGAACCGCTGGAGGCGGTTCAACACTCAACGTCGTGGTTGCCGTGCCAAGTCCCAGGAAGGCGAGGATTGATTTCCGACGGTTCATTTACTTCAGCGCCCCAATCTTTCGCCCGCAGGCGATCCAGTCCGCCACGACGCACGCCTGAGCATCTTTCAGCGTCATCCTGCCGGAGCAAACCTCGCGCTTCAGCGCCGTTTCCACCACGTCTTTGACGCGAGCGCCAAACTCACCGGAATAGCTTTCTGCCCAGAGGTTTTTGTCGGGGTCGTTCGAACCGCCAATCTCCAGTGACACAAAATGATCGACCTCTGATGGCTGAGTGGCGTGATCGCGGGCAAGTACCTGTTTCTTTATCGACTCCGACACCGCCCGCACGGTTGCGGTATACCCGGACACACAAATCGTGCTCTGGATGTTTGCCTGCGTGACGGCCGGATCTGTCGCACCCGTGACGGAATCCGGCGGGTAGGCGCTTTCGGGACCGACGTGGCCAGCGGCGAGTAAGCAGGATGCGGTCAGAGCAAAAGCAAGGGCGCGCATTATTCGACCACAAACCCAGCCGGATCGTCGCCCTCGGCCGCCGGCGAGTACCGGAAGCGCACCAGCGTACCATCCGGATACTTCAACCCACGCGGCAACTGGAATTCCTCGGCCGTCTGCCGGTCCCAGAACGGCCCATGCGCGACCGACCATTCCCCGTGGATGTCCAGGCTCTCGATGGAAACCTCGGCATGCGCCAGTGGCTCTTCGAAAGCTGGTTTGTCCGCTTCCCCAATCAGGAGCTCATCTTCACCGGGCATTCGAACCACCTTTCGCATCCAGATACCAGCGTGCAATCGCTTTGCGGTTCAGCCGCCCCAGCCCGCCATCTTCCAGGCGATCTGCGATCTGCTGCACATACGCCTTTACGGTGTGGACGCTGATAGCCAGATCCTTTCCGATTTCGGTATTCGACTTACCGTCGGCAAGTAGCGCCATGATTTCCTGGTGACGCGGGGTGAAGGTTTTGAGTGTCAGCATCGATTCTCCGCCGGCAGCAACGCGATGACTTCCTGCACCGTGGTCCTGATGCTGATGAGACCGTGGGCATCCCACAACTCCCAGCACGCCGTACGTTCGTTGAAGCAGATGTACTTCATGCGGCCAGGCGCCAGTCTTCGATCGTCGTATGAATCACGTAACGCACTTTGTCCGGCCCGTGGTCGTGCGCCTTGATCGGCTTCTCGTCGCCGCTCTCGACCTTGCCTTTCTGGTCATCCCAGGCGTAAGTCTGCATTTCCTTGACGGTGTTCGGACATTGACCCTGATTGATCCGGAGCTTCTTAAGGTTGAGCATTGAGCTCACCTTGCTGATGCCCGGCATGACCTCGTTGTTGGCGTCGACGACGAACAACCCGCGATTGATCAACTCGGTCTTGAGCGAAGCCGCGCTCGGATCGACAATTACGCCAGGACGTTCGCGCGGATCCAGCTCGCGTCCGGCGCATTCGTCCATGAACTTCAGCAGCCGATCGGCCTTTTCGCCGTTCGTATGCTGCTTCATCTCCTTGCGGCTGTCATGGTATAGCTCGCGATCGAGCCAGACCACATTGCCATCGTCGTAGAAGTCACCGAACACGTATGGGTTGACGGTGCCATCATCGATTCCTACCCAGTGCGCCTGGTGCCCGCCGCGATGCTTGAGACCAATCGGCCGCTCATCGTCGGTGTAGAAGTTCGCGTCCGTCATCACGTCGCGATAGATCGAGCCTTCAGCCAATATCCACTCGCCCAGGATGAACCGGCGATAGAAGATCCCGGCGTACTGCCGCCGCTGTTCCGCCTTGAACGATTCCGTCAGGTGCGGATTGTCGTCCATGGTGAAGTGCTCGACAAACAAGTCGCCGGCTTCCCATAAACGCCAGTTGTCGAGAACATCCGCCTTCAGCCAGTGGTATGGCGAATCGGGGTTCGTGGTCGCGTACAGGCGACTTCCCTCCGGAGACATACGGCTCCGGAGCATCTGATACGAACTCTTCGGGATGAGCGAGAGTTCGTCGATGTAGGCGATCCCGACCGTGAGACCGCGTATGTACTTCTCCGACCCTTCGTCCTTCGCGCCGATCACGCGCCAGGGAACACCGAATAGCTTCAGCCGACCGGTGGACTGGTTGTACTGATAGTTCGAAGGCCCAATGACATCGAACAGGTCTTCCAGGACGTTCTGATAGACCGTCTGCTTGGTGACGCCAACGATCAGGCGCCGGCCGCCCACCTTGTAGTTGCACAAGGCGGCCAGTTTCAGAATCATCGCCCACGTCTTTCCGGAACGGATTGACCCGAGCAGAATGTTTATCGGCCGATCGACGCGCGGCGAGCGATAAGTGAATGCCTCGGCCTTGGGGCCGAAGGTTTTCAGCTTCGACTCGGGAAGCTGTTCTTCACCGCGCTTACGCAGCGCGCCATAAGCATCGACTGC